GCCTTGTTTTTCTTACTAATCCTAATGCACTTTTTGCAGGCAACACTACCCCATGTCTTTTTACGCCCGCACTCGCAAAGTTGGTAAGCCATATTGCGGCAGTCCGTAAACTGCCGGGGTATGGTTACTTAACCATTTCACTCAAAGCCTTTTTAACTACTATTTTGTTTATCCATAGCCCACCTAGGGTTAAGATACAAAACAGGTAGTACACAAAGTTCTCAAACCCGCTTATGTGTTTTTTCATGTTTTAGTTATTTAATAATTTGTAAAGCGCGTATTTAACACCGTTAATTAGCTCAGCCAGCTTATCTAAAGTTTCACTATATGCACCACTAGGCATAAGCTTTTCGCCAAAGTAACCGGGGCTAGTCCAAGTATTGTTAATGGCAAACCCAAATGCACCCTTGCGCATAATGCTTATAAATAAATCGTTGTCGGGCTTAATACCACCCTGCACCGTTTTGCGGTTGTCGTTGGGGGTAATTGCGCCGTGGGTAAACAATATGTCGTAGTGGCTACCAGCCTCGTCAGTCCAACCAATAAGTATATTTTCCCTGTCAACCAAAGCCTGCGCAATGTGCTGGTAGGTTTCGGGGCTGTTAACTACCTCGCCGTATTCGTCTAGGTTAATCATAGGTGTTTTATATGTCTTATTAACTTATTTGCTACCGAGCTTAAAGTTCCACTTTTGGTAACTATTTCCTCTTTTATGGCAGGGCTATCAATCGTTCCATACCAAGTATTACAAGCCTCCTCATAACAAATGCTGTATCCAACCCCCTTACTACTGGCTAGTTTTTGTAAGTAGTCCAGTAGGGGGTTATTTTTTAACTCTGCCATTTCCTCATTTATATACATTTCTCCGTTTTTACTGTCCATTGTCTTTTGGCATTGGTGGTGTTGGCGCTGGTAAGTCAGCAAGCGGGTCGTTAGCTTGGCTACTTTCCTCAGCGGCGTAAAGCCCACTAAGTTCGTTAGGAAATGCTTTGCGTAATGCTAAAGCTTCGGCACATTTACCAAGCATAAGGTACGGCATTTTTGCCCAAAGGTTTGTTGGCTTGCCCTCTTTGTCGGTAACAGCGTACTCACTCCAGCGTGCAGTAGCGGTAGTGTCAACTACTTGGCCGTTAATTGACTTTTTAACGGTAACCTTTGCGTTAAGTGGGTACTTACTGCCGTCTTGTTCGGTAAACTCGGCATCAGTTTGCCCGGCATATTGGCCGGTGCGTTGTGCCGCAAGCCGCATACCGTCAATGCTTACCTGTATAGCCATTTTTTCACGGCCTAAACGGTAATCCCAGCGGTAAATGGCGTATATCTGCCTAGTAAGCGGGTCTAGCCCACTACGCTTAGCTGTGTACAGGAAAAGTAGTAAGTCCTCGTCCGGGCGGGCGTTGCCCTGTTTGTCCGGGGTAAAGAGGTGGCTCTTTATTAAATCTAAGTAAAGCTTGGGGCTTTCACCCTCCGGCACATACTTTAGCAGGCTTTTATTGCCAGCCTGCAATTCGGCAACCGCACTTTTGCTCATTTTGTTTTATTTAATTTTTAATCTTGGTTTATCTCGTCATCGTCCAAAGCGGCAACTCGCTTTAGTACCCAATACACATAACCGCGGGTATATGGTTTGCCGGTTAATGGGTTGGTGTAGTGTTTGGCTATTTGGGCGGCGGTGTATTTGCCGGCGTTGTATTCCTCAGCAATCTTTTTCCAAATGTCCAAAGCGCGCACTTTTCGCATTTCGTGTTTGTGGTAATTTATGTCCATGATTTTATTATAGTTAATGTTGTGTAAATGTCAAGTGGTTTTGCGTAAACAAATAAACATACCCTCGGTTAATTCTTTGTCGTACTCAATAAGTTCGTGGCACTTTAGGCATAAAAGTAAAAACTCCTTGGGGTTGCTTAGTTCGGCCGCCGTTTGGTAATATCTACGCTTTTGCCGGTGGGCAAATGTTGGGTAGTAGTCGGAATTACAGTTTTCGCACCGGGTTATATCGTTGTCAATGCACCATTGTTTCATCCTCTTATTGGCTTCCAAGTTCATTTTGGTACGCTTGCCGGCTTTAATCATTTCTTTTCAATTAACCCCCTGATAATTTCCAGGCAGTGGTTGAAGCCATCACTTTTCCCCATTAAGTAAACATCAGGATTGTTTTCAAAATGTTTTATAGTTTTAATTTTCTCTACCGCCTCCAACAACTCAGCTTTCTGGTCTTTGAGAGCTGAGTCTAGGGTTTGTTGTATAAAGGATTTAACATACTCAGAGTCATCAGTGTCGTCCCACGAGAAACAGTGCAGTCCAGATAGCTTCTCATCAAATTCCTCCCTCCAGTTTGTGTTAGTCATAGGTTTTTACAGTTGGTAATTCCCATACAAGCCACTTAAATATCCACCACTTTCTCATAGACACTCGGTAGCCTTTAGCCCACAACTTACAAGTTAGGTGTTTACATATTTTCTCTTGACACTCTGGCACTGTTTCGTAAAATTTTGTAATCATACTTCTTTCTCTGGTTTGGTAATTGAGGGGGAGAGTATTGCGTTGGCAAACCTAACTCCACATATTCCGCACCACTCTCTTTCTCCCTTTGGAAAATCACGTTTGGAAAGTTCCATTATCTTCTCCCCCATACTTCTCTCTCCCTCTTTCTTGGCTTCCTCTACTAGGGATAGGAGGGATTTGGTGGCTTCTGGTCTTGCTGCCATAAACTCATCTTTGGTGGAAAGAGGGCTGGTATGACTAATTAACTGCCACAAGACTTCATTTATCTTCTCTTGGTTGGTTTGGGTAGTGTTATTTTTCATATTTAAGCGTCAATGGTAATACCGCAGTTGGTACACTTAAAGCCTACCAACATATAATGCACCGGGTCGGGTGGTGTAAAGCCAACATTGTCTAAAATATCCTCCATAAGCCCGCCGCAGGTAGGACAAAGTGGTATATCCTCGCTGTTAAACCATAAGCCCTCGTGTAGGTAACAACCACACTGGCATTTAATTTTTGTTTTGTGTTTGCGTTCGCAATTAGGGCAAGTGTTAATCATTTGTTTTTGTGTGTTTAATTTTTAATTTGTCCTCTAAGTCAGGTATCCCGGCAATAGTAAGTAGTCCAAATAAGACACACTCAGTATTAAGGCAAACAAAGAGGCTTGGGTTAATCGGCATGTTAGTAATGTCTGAAAATCTAAAAGTGTTTAGCTCTCCACTACATTGCTTACATTTCATCTGCCGGATTTTTAGTGTTAATAACGCTACCAATATGTTGCCAACTACCACCACCGCCTCCACTTACAGTTATCTTGCCTCTTAAATCTATTTTCTTTAAATTAAAAATTGGTGGTTTTGGGTCTAAGTATTTATGTGCACACTCGGGCGAGCACACCCCAAAACAATAAGCGGTTTTACCGCATGGGCATTTTTTCATTGGTTGTTAATCATTTTTAAGGTGTCGTACTCCATCCGGCCAACTACTCCATAGATGGTTATTACAAAGGCGATTATTAAAGCGCCGGTAATGTATGGAGTGGCGCGCCGTAAAAATAAGCGTTGGTGGCGTGTCATTCTTCTTTGTCAGCTAATTCGTTAATTTCGTCAGCCAAGGCAAACAAAAAGGTATAAATCTCTTTTACATCACTTTTAAGAGCTTCCCGCCTAACATAGTTGGCCGCCGTCATAATACCTAGCTTGTAACTTGTTTTTGATAGCTCAGTTAAGGGACTGTCTTTGGGTTTTTGTTTATCCATATCCGCACTTATTTAATTAGTATTAAGTTAAGTATAGCCATTGTGTATTAAATGTCAAGTGGTAGTTTAGGGTTGCCGTTATATTTCCGTGTACAGTCCGTATACGGTGCGTAAATAAAAATTGGCACGCTAAAGTTCCCCTGTTATTCCCCTACGGGGTTAAGAGGTTTCCCAGTCATTGCCCTGCCGCTTCGCTTCGCTCTGGTGATATATTAGGGTTTCGTTTTTCTCTAGGTTTGCATTACTGCTTGCCCGAGCCACTTCCTTTTATATCGTTTTTAATCACCGTCGCTCGCTTCGCTGTCAGGCCATTGTAGTGCGTTTTTATTAGCAAACCCTTGCGGGTAAACGCCGGCTCAATGTGTCTGCTATGCCGTAACCTTATTAGGGCTACAAAAAAGCGGCGCGTTTTGAGCACCGTCTTTTTGTAAACCTTTAAGTGATTTTGATTTTACCCAGTCTTGTTTTTCTGTAATTAGGAAAATATCGGCGGTGCGCTTAACAAAGCTAACAAACCCGCAGGCCAAACACCTTGCTTTGTAGTGGTAAACCATACCCAGTTTTTTACCATAGCCGGCCACCTTAAAGTATTCCAGTTTTGTTGACTGGCATTTACGGCATTTGGTATAGGTTTGGTTGTTAAGCATTAAAAACAGCTCACTTGCGAGTAGTGCTGTGCTGTTTAGCCCAACAGCACTCGCAAAAGAGCTGTAACTAAACAGTAGTATAACTCGGCAAACTATCGTTTGCAAATTAACAATAACGTATTAAAAAGTATTTTGCAAGAGGGTTAAAAGCGTACTAACCCTTTTGTCATACCGTCGTCGCCGTTTTCTTTACCCAACTCGTGCAAGAACTTGTCCAAGCCCCTTAAAAGGCTTGTAAGCGCCCCCATAACCACTAACTGCACTTCGGGTGTCAGTTGCCCGCCAAAGGCTTTAAGGCCAGCGGAAACCCCCTCCGTAATGAGCCAGCTAACTAACGCTAAGGCCATAAGGCGTAGCGGTTCTTTAATACCCTCAATAAGACTGTTTTTCATATTATTTTAATTTGGTTTCTAAAATTGTAACCCTAGTCGCAAGTTGTGAATATCTAAGCTCTACTTCTGAGTATTTTTGAATTTGGTTAGTTTGTAAAACAATTAAGTCGTTAAGTTTTTGCTCAACTAAAGCAAGCCTCCTATCTAAAGCCGAGAATGCACCACCAACTGTTACCGCGATAATAATTAGGGGTATCCAATTTTGTACATTGCTCCAAGTCAGAGAGTCTTTCATTTTTAATAAATAATTCTGTTACCAATAATTCCATTATATACACCAGCCACCTTACGCTCATTTGTCTTATGAAGCGAGGGGTGGCATTGGTGGCATCTAACCTCAAGGTTTGAAAGGTTGTTGTTTAGTCTGTTTTTGTCTTTATGGTGTATATGTAGATTTTCGGTAGTTCCACAAACCTTACACTTGCTACCGAGTACGTTAAAAGCCATCTTGCGTATAGCCTGCCAACTAAGAGGGTTTTTTCGTAGTCCGTGTTTTTTACAATCCCTACAAACATAACTAAGATTGTCTGGTCTTTTAGTTTCAACCTTACACCTCAGACATTTTCTTAGGTACGGATTTTTAATCATTTTTTCGCAAGTATTTTTCTGATTGCGATTGCCAAAAGTTGCCTACCTGTATATTTGTCTATTGTTTCTTTAAGCTTTGTTTCGTAAAGTCCCTTGTAAGGTTTGTAATAGTCTAAGTCTGCCTGTATTTTTTGTTTTTCTATATTAGCACTGTCTAATTCAGCCTGCTTTTGGGCTATCTCCTCCTCCTTTGTGGCGATACTTCCCTCTAATTTGGTAAGCCTTTCAGCCAAATCTTTTTGGCTACTTTCCAAAGTGCCAATTTGTTTTTGAAGTTGCTCATATTCTGCCAAAGTTTTAAGACGGCCGGCCATTAAATCAGCCCAAACATCAATAGCAACCTTAACGCTTTCGGTGTTGGTTAAGTCCAAACCTTTATACAAATTGGGGTTACCCTTGTACCTAAGCCAACCGCGGCAACCTAAGTAGTTGCGGCTGTGGGTAGTACACAAGCTACCAGTGGGGTAATTTTGCTCAAACATTTCAATACTGTCGGCGGTAGCACTTAAAACAATAGCAATGTGGCCGGGTGTGCCATAGCGTGTACCGTACTGCTTAAAAATTATTATGTCGCCTCTATTTGGTACGCCGGTAGGTGTGTTAACAACAAAGTCGTATTTATCTCCAATACGTTCAGGAAAGTCCACCGCGTTAGTGCCAAGCAAAATCGGCTCACCTAAAACATCGCGTATGTAGGCATTGGCTAAGTCAACGCATTGGTTGATTGCCCCTGCACTGCCACCCACCTCACAAGTCTTGCCGTTCCACTTAGCAATAAACTGTTCAAGTGTAATCATATATATAACTATAGCAGGGCGGCAAAAATTGCCCCGGCGTTAAGCTCATAAAGGGTTTTGTCGCTTACATCGGTGTATGTTGGCGAGCTTGTGCCGGTGATTGTTGATGAGTGATGTATGGCAATTCTGCCCACCGAGCCAATAGCTTTTTTAGTTGCATTTGATTGTCCTGGTTGCCCACCAGTCGCAACCAAAAGGTTACTCCCAATGTTTGCTGTACAACATAGAACTAAAATACTGCCCCCTGCACCTCCACCACCACCACCGCTCATACCATCAAATCCCGGCATTGAGTATGTTAATCCACCGTCAACACCTACACCGCCAGCTACACTTGCCGTTGCACTAACTGTAAGCACATTGGCAATAATAATTAAAATACCACCACCATTACCCCCAGCACCACCTGGTTGATGAGGGTGTATGCCGGTATCGTTTGAGTGCGCGCCAGCACCACCACCACCAGCACCACCAAAAACCATAGTATCAACCAAGTCGTCATCACCATAACCACCTAATCCACCCTGTCCGCCGCTTTCGTCCTCTGCGCCCGGCGTATCACCACCTACACCAGCGTTTACATGGCCGCCACTACCGCCACCTTTTGCGTTTATGGCATTTGTAGGGTTACTACCACCACCACCTCCCGCGGCGTTTCTGTTTGTGTTGTTTGAGTTACCAGCAACGGCACTATGGCTTTCTCCGTAATTTCCGTAGTTTGCGGTATCTGCGGCCGCGCCAGCACCCCCACGGTAACCCTTACCAATACCATCAATAGCGCCTGCAATGTTTACTATGTTTGCACACAACACGCCAATACCATAAATACTGCCGTTCCATGCCGGGATACTTGAGGCATTTACCGTTAAGTTGTTGTATTGGTTAAACAAAACAATTTGTGCCCCTGTGCCATAACTATTATGTAAAGCTGTCTTTAATGTGGCAGTCGTACTTGTTATGCTGTTTATATAAACAATCTCCCCCAAACCCACGCCTGTACCTTGGCTTTGGTAAACAAAACCAAACCCAGTATAACTCCAACCATTAGGTACTGTTAGTGTTAGGTTTCCGGCAGTTCCACTACATACTCCATGAGTATTTGCATTGCCGGCGGATAATGAGCCACTAATGGTTGCGTTACCACTAACACGTGTGCCAAAAGGTTTTCCGGTTATCTGTCCGTTGGGTTTTTGCCATAAGTTAAGGTTTGCCATATTTACATATTAGTACCAGCGTGAAAGGCATCAAAGGTGCTGGCAGTTTTAGCATAAAAAACAACCCAATCAATATCTCCCGCTGTTACTGAAAGTATGGGCGATATACCAAAACTAAAATCAACATCAGCAGGATATGTGGGTGTATACCCACCACTACCGCCTTGTACTATACGTACAATTAAAAATTGTCCGGCGGTTACATTACTAAAAGCTAAAGTACGGCTACCTGCAATGGTAACTGTCCTTATTTTTCCCTTTGTGTTGTCGCTCCAGTCAATAGTAATTGTAGCGGCATCGGTTTCAGTACCACCAACTGCCTTAGCCAAAATTAAGTCTTTGCGTAGGTTGTTGTACTGTAAGGCGGTTGCGTTTGTACCTGCTGTAACGTCTGTGCTATCCATAACTTAATCTTATCATTACCCAAATCGTATAGTTTATGGCAACTGGCACATAGTTGTATAAAGTCGCTTCTGTCGCGCTTGTATGTGCCTGATATATTAGCCCATTGAAAGGTAGGTTTTATTATTAGTTTTCCTCTTGCACTTTTTCTCGGATATTTACAGTCTGGGTTTTCGCACTTCATGGCACTGCCATATTTCTTTCTCATCCACGCATGAACTGCCCGGTAACTTGGATTTTCTTTTTGCCAACCGGGGTGATTTTCTCCAAAAACATGAAACTTGTGGCCTTTTTTTAGTATGGGTGATTTACTCTGTGCATACTTTAAGTTACTTGGTATTATTCCTCTTTTTGCCACACCTTGGCATTTTCGCGAGCAAGTTTTGTAAATGTGAAAATGGCATCTCTTTACATAATAACTCTTACTGCAAATAGGGCAGGTTCTGTATTCACCAGTTTTTATTTTTGGTATTAGGTTGCTCCATCCGACTGAAACTTTTTTTATAATCTCTCCCCTTTTATCAGAGTTGCTCCAATGGTTTTTAGTATTTGTCATACTAAAATTATAACATTATCCTATCGTTATTATCCAAGTTGGACGCTCCATGTTAGAGTAAGCGTATCGCTTGAGCTTTTTGTACGGTTAATTGCAGTACGGCAAAACAGCACTCCACTATCAGCTATGGCCGTAGCGTCATCACCAAAGAGCCCAGCCTCGCGTAAAGTGCCAACAACCTCACTGGTAGTAAAAAAGGTTTGAAAGGTTGCCACATTGGCACTGGCACTGCGTACACTTACCAACTTGCGCCCCAGTTCAGACTCTAAAGCAGTATCAGCTAAGGCAGGGGCAGTTGTACCTGTACCCATAGCGCAGTAAGTAATTTTGCCTTTGTTAGCAACAGCGCTACCGGCCAAGGCCGCGGCTATGTTATTTTTGGCAGTAGTAACCACCATGTTTTTAACATTTTCAATCCACTTAACTTTGCCTGTTAAAGCGTCCCGGCAAACAATCTCTACCGCGCCTGTCATTTTGATTGCTTCGTTTATATCCATATTTTCATTATAGCTATTTATCTACGACCAGCTAAATAAGTCCCAAATTGCTCTAGTGGTAGGTGTTGACTGCAAGCTATCACTACACCAAGTAAAGTTACCGGCACAACTGTCAATAGTAAGGCTGTCGGTTAAACTGTCGCTAAGTAAAGCGTCGGTAAGGTTAAATAGCTCATCAACGACTTCATCATCATCAAGCTGTAGTTGGTTTTTGTCAGCCTCCAAAAGCTCAATTAAAAACTTAATTATGCCCATTGTCTTTGCACTGGCAATACTAACCTCGTACTCAAAAATGCCACCGCCAATGCTATTTGCCGTTACGCGTTGTACAACATAATCAGCATTAACGTCGTACTCACTAAGGTTAATGTTTACATACTGTCCACTTCTAAAGCCGTTTGTCATGGTGCGGAAACTGCCCTCAACTATGGAATTGGCATAGTCAGTAAGCTCAGCCGTAGCCCTGTCGCGGGCGGCTTGGGTTGTTTTGATACTGTTGTCAAATATGGCAAACTCTTTTACCCCATTACTAACAATGCTAGTAGGTTCTTCAATAGCAACCAAAATGGGTATGTCGTAACTATAAGTAAGTTCTAGTGTGTCAGTGGTTGTCAAAACACTATCGCTAGCGTTTTGCTCTAAGTATTTCTCTTGAAAGTTAAGATACCAGTCAAACCCTGATGTGTCCACATTTTTAATACCAAGAGTTTTAGGTGTGCCGTTAACTGTAACCGTGTTGTCGTGTGGCTTGTCCGGCAATGGAAATTTCTTTGAAGCACCATCACCCTTAACACTGTAAGTAGTCGGGTCGCTAACCTTTGTACCACCGCGTACATAGACACGGTTTTTTAACTGGCGTGCGTCCTTAGCAATGTGTAAGCCCCAATAACCAGTACTGGTGCTGTCAATGTCAAAAGGTGCGGCATTGTCGGTGTTGGCAAAGTAATGTATGTCCTTGTCGTAATCAATGTACCAGTTACGGTTAGTAGCTTCGGCAATGCGCCTAAAGGCTTGGCTTGGCTGTATGTAATTAAAACTTACTTGGCTAATGGTTACTCCCTCAACCACATTGTTATAAGTAATACCGTAATTAGCCGCATACTCATCAACAATAGCCTTAAAAATCTCTTTATCGGTTTTGGCTAAGTAAGTTTCATGTACTAGGTTTCTATCCAACAACCAAGAGTAATCAACACAAGTTATTTGAGCTTGTACAACTCCGTTACCGGCTTTTGCCATATCAACTGTCGTAACATAACCACCAAAAATCTTAGTAGCATCCTCAAGAGTAATTATTATCTCTTGAGCCACGGCCGGCATACCTAGTCCAGTCCTATCAACAAAGTTAAATGTGCAAGTATTTTGTTCGTCGTTTACCACATCGCTAATAGCGATACTTTGTACGAGTACGTCAGTTCTACGGCTTACACCATCAATCAAAATATCGTAAACAACTTCACCGGCGACAAAGCTTTTAACCTCGCCATAAGTAGTACCAAAAGAGTTGGTTGCATAAGCTTGGTAGTAGTATGTTTGTCCGGCGTTAAGGTTGTAAATAACTTTGGTAAAACTTCCGGCGTTATAGCTACCACCCTCGCTCCAATTTTCTGTAAAAGTGGTGGTACTCCCCCAATAAAAACCACGCTCGGTACAAACTGCCGTATGAGTATTACCAATGATGCCTACTAGAATGGCGCTATTACTGCCAATTGAGCTTGCGGCACTTGTAAAAACCTCTGGCGCACCTGCATAACTTGTTGGTGATAATAGGGGTAACAACATAAATTAAGTTTACCATCTAGCAAACCAATCTAATTAAATCACCTACTTAACCCTGTAACCGCATAATGTCGTGTAATTTAGTTGCCCGGTAGTAGTTACCGCGCCGGCGTGGTATAAAAACAACTCTACATATTGTCCTGCTGTCATTTTTAAGGTAGTACTTCCTGCAACATTGCTACCTGTTCCTGATATTCCGTTTGCATCAACAAACCTTATTTTTTCTGCTCCATCCAAATACAACAGAAGGACAAACCTTGCCGTGTATCCCTCTAGCCCAATTGATGCGTCAAAGTGATATGTACCATCAACAGGGGCAACAAAGCGATAATTGGTGGTGGCATCAAAATCACTATTATCGTCGTAAACTTCGGCGTTTAATGTAACTTTTGTTGTAGCAGTTCCAGCCATAGCTTGATTGCCGTTTTGCCACGCCTTAAAGTTACTTGGGTATCCCGGTGTTTGCCATGTTGCGGCGCTATCACCTGTAGCCGTCAAAACTTGCCCTGCCACCGGTGCGGCGGCCGATAAAATATCAATTCGTGTGGTTGCCGAGCGCAAGAAGTTGGCTATTTTGCTTAATACCATATTATGTTAAGTATAAAAATGTAACTCCATCTCCATTAACAGTACTGTCAATGTAAACACTAGCTAAGTCTGTAATCTCAAACTCTATGCTATCTCCTGCGTAAAGCGGTATACCCTGTCTTGTGGCAAGTGCGGCAACTACAGCACTACCACCAACAACGATTAACCCTGTATTATCTGTTTCAGCCGTAATAATTACTTTTTTGCAAGCGGTTGATGCGGCTAACGCAACTGCTGTACCTGCAGTAGTAACAACCTTACGGTTATTGGCTATACCTGTAATGTTGGATTGTGTGTATACCGGGGTAGTAGTTAAGTTATTAATGGTAACATCGCCAATATCAACACCACTATTTGCGGCGAGTTTTCCAATAGCATTAGTTCCGGCCGGCAAAGCGCTTTCAATATCTATGTTACCAATGTTGTTATCACCTGCTGGTAAGGCGGCGGTTTGGTTTACTGGCAAAGGTGAGGCGGCGCTTACATCTGTAGCGCTACCGTCAGCGCCATGTTCCAACTTAACTCTTTGGTGCTTAACACCGGCAATATCGTCAGAGGCAAAGGTGTCGCCACCGCTCATACTGTTTAGGATTGTGTTGTCGGCCATAGTTCCAGTATATCTTAATAATTAAAATCTTACTTGCATTTGTAGCTTTTTAATAATGCTGTCCCCAACAATTTCGCCCATGCGCGAGGCGCTGTTAGCGTCGCCAATAAACGCCCCAGCCATGCTAATAGTTATGTTGTTTGCCATACCTGCCTTTGCGGGTGCTAATGCTGGTGTGTGGGCGTTAAAGTTAATGTTTGGTGTAAGTTTTTCCCAAGCACTGTTTAAGTCCTCAACCCCTTTTCTAACCCTGTCAACCATACTAGGGCTGTGTCTTTTATTTGGGTCTAAAGCGTCCTTTATGTTGTTTACAAGGTTTTTAATTTCATTCCAAGCATTTCTAAATGGCGATACCATTGCATCAAAGATAACCCCGCCCCAATTACGTACAAAGTTTACAACAGCGTCAAATGTACCCCTAATGGCGTTCCAGCCGGTAGTGCCAATGCTTTTAAGCGCTTCCCATGTCATTTTCCAGTCGCCGGTAAGTATGCCAATAAAGAACTTAAATATATTTACTATTTGGGCTATGGTGTAAACAAACAACTCCCTAATACCATTCCACATAAAGGTAACAATGGCGGTAATTAAAGCCCCATGCTCAGCCCAAAACGCGGCAAGTTCGTTAAAGGCGGGTTTAAGTATTTCGTTAAATATAAATACAAGGCCGTTGACAAACCACATAACAATATCCCGCATACCCAAAAAGTTAGTTTGAAAGGCCATGTACAGGGCTGTTATGCCTAGTACAAGCCACGTCATGGGGTTAAGAATTGCCGATATTAAAGCACTTATTGTTGCTAGTACTAAAAGCGTACTTAGCGCTATGCCCAAACCTTGTAAAAACAATATAACTGCGTCTTTGTTTTGCATTATCCACCCACCGAATGCCTCTAAAACAGGTTGTAAGGCGGTAAATAAAGCAATAATCTTGGTAAATCCACCCTCTACAAAGCCTTGAAAAGAGTCCGCCCATTGTTTAACCGTGGCTTGGTTTGCAGTAAACCATTCAACCCACCCTGCAAGGGATTTTTGTATAAAGTTTGTTACCTTGGTAAAGCCCGGTACGAAAATAATACCAATGTAGTCTTTAAGCTCGTCCAACCTGTCCTTAATAGATAGTATGTTTTTACCCGCTGTATCGTACGTTTTAGCATATACACCTTTTACGTTTGCACCTTGCCGGTAAACCTCGTTAAGCAATGCCATGCGTTTTTCCTCGGCTGTAAGGGCTATAACCGTTTTACCAACACTGTCTGCAAACTGTTTATATACGTTTGTAAGGTTAAATTGAATACCATAAGTTTCCAAAAGTTCAGGGCGCAAGCTAACTATTGACTTGGTAAACGCCGTAATACCCTCGGCAGAAGTTTTACCCATTGAAGCGGCAAAGTCCTTAACTGTGTTTATGTACTTCTTAAAGTCAGCCTGCCCCCCTAAACCCGACTGTAAAAAGGTAAGCATAACCTGTGTAGCGTCAGCACCCTGTGTGTTGGTGTCTTTGAGTGCGTCCCGCATTTCCTTTATCTTGTCGGTAGTTATGCCCATGTTGCCGGCAACAACCTCAAGTGTTTTCTCAAGTCTGTCATAAGCAACACCAGCCTCCAAAACATCTTTTGCCAGCAAACCAACACCGGCGGCAATAATCATATTTCTTAAACTGAAAACCGAGCTTGTAAAGCCGTCTAGGTTATTGCGTACGTCAGCAATAGATGTGCCAACATTACCCATAGACGTTTTAACTTTCGCCATGCCACTTTGAAAGTCGGATACGTCAGCCTTGATGTGTGCAATTACCGAGCCTACATTAAATCCTGCCATGTTTTAAGTTTATCACTTAACGGCTACGTGTTTACCGCCCGATACTACTGCCTTAAAGTTTTCAAAAGCAACCTTGTCAAGCGGTTCGTCATCGGGTACGGCGGTTTGTGCCACCAGCATATCCCACAAGTCTTTGGGTTTTTCAGTATGGGGGTTTTGCACTATAGCCAGTTGCATTTTCCATTCCTCAAAATGCCTGCGTGTTATTTGCTTTTGCAAGTTAAAAACATCATCAATGTAAATGTTTTCCAAGATATAGTCTTTTGCCCAACCGTACTCGCTGGCAAGCAAATCAACTGTTGCCCACAACCACTCATCAATCTTTATTTTTTGTCCGGCCGGGCTGTCATTTTTTTTACGCTTGAAAATACTGCCTTGTAGTTGTTAACCTCAACTAAGCCCTCAATAATTTCAACGACTTCGTCTAAACCAAGCTCGGAAACTTCCTCAGGGGTTAAATCGGTAGCAATGCTAAGTATTTTAATTACGTCCGGCAAAGCAACTGCAATTAGCCGTGGTAGCTCAGCAACAAAATCATCGGTAGTTTTTGTTTCAATGCCTATTAAGTGCTTAGGTAGCTCATCTAAAGCCCCAAGTACTTCGGCGTATTTTCCAAGGGGTAACTTTTTAATGGTTACTTCCCTGTTTTCTAGTTTTATTTGTATAGTTTTCATAAATTATATTTTTAATAATGGCGTTCACTAAGGAAACTATGCCTTATTAAAAACGCACTAGGCTGTACTGTCGCCAATTATGCCTAAGTAGTTACCGTCAGACTTGGTTTCGTCCAAGAGGGCGGTAAACTCAACCTCCACCACTTTTTCCTCATCAACTTTGTGAGCCAATACAATTTCACTACTAACAACTGCCTTGTGTAAGACAATGTCAAAAGCTCGTGTACCCTCACCAAGTGGGTGTAGCACCAACTGTGCCGCGTTACTACTTTGTTTAGCGCCTGCCTTTTTACCTAAGGTAATACGTGCATTAGCCGCCCCTGCAAAGGTAGCGTTTGGCATTGCAACCCTAAGGTTAGCAATGGTACTTTCCGCAAGAGGTACTTTTACCGTCAGTTTTTCGCCGGTAAGGTACTGCTCAACAATAGTTTCACCATACATATCAACAGCCACATCATGGAAAACTGGAGAGTATGTAACCTCAACACCACCTTTAGTGTGTCCTAAGTCAACACTGTTAAAGGTAATACTACAAACACCAACTTTTACTTTGGTTATATCTGCCATGTTATTTTTTCACCGCCTTTCCGTCTTTCAAATTGTTAATACTGTAATCATTATCCATCACTTTCATATTATCTGCGGTTTTAAGGTATTTCAACTCAACCTCACTAAACTCACTGCACCTTGGGCAGTTAAAGGCGATACGCCCGGCGTAAATGTATTCGTAGCAAATAAGCTTACGGCACTTGTTACAGCGTAGCTCACGGTAAAGTTTGTCGTTTATTTTCATTAGCGGGTTAAAGCTTGGAAGTTAATACTAAACAAATCCCTACCGTTTTCATCGCGGCCAAGATGTCCACCCTCGGCTAAGGCCAGTATGTAATAAAAGTAGGTTTGGTTAGCCACAAGGTTTTCGTTAGCTACTTGGTGTAGCAAAGCACGCACGCTGTCTAGCTTGCTTTTACCGGCACTGTAGCTGGTACTGCGTATGTATATTTGAAATGTTGGGCTTTTTGTGGGTAAGTCCATGTCAGGCTTAGTACCGCCGGTGTCCAAAACAGTAACGCAAGAGTCAGGGGAGCTTGGTACAAAAGACTTAAACAGGTTTGTACCCAAAGTACCAATGCTGTTGTCTGCCAAGTATTGTGCTACGTCGTCAATTACTACTGCCATATTAGTTAAATAATTTACCCATACCCTCATTATAGAACCTTATAAATCTGTCCATGTTCATTTTAATCGGGTCTTCCAAATACTTGCCCTTACGTCCGTTTTGAAAGTTGTACTGCGGGTTTTCGTGTAACCTTGCGGCGTAAACGGTGTTGTAGCCAACTAAAAACTCATCACCACTTTCCTGCACACTGCCACTGTTCATAAGACGGCCGGTGTCTAATGGTACTTCAAAGCTACTAAGCCTTAAAACCTCGTTAGCAACATCGTTAAGCGCACTTTTGTTAAAGCCCGGAAAAACTGCCTCAAGCCTCTTAACGCCAGCGTCAAAGTCTGTAGTATCAAAAACTATTCTTGCCATTTAACAATTTCTAGTTTTATATGGTGTACGTTTCCGTTACCGTCTATGGAGGTGTCCTTACTAAAAACTTTGTAGTCAGTGCCACTATAAGTAATTTTGTCGCCGTGGTTAACACTAACGGTTGACTTTAAGTAAACAATCGCAAGAATGGTTATGGTTTCGCCGTTAGGTAAAAGTTTAGCTTTGGTAGTTTCCTGTACGCGGGCATAATGGCTAACACCAGCACCAACCTGTTGTCTACCATAAGCGTCAATGGTTGATTGTGTGTATAAGGTAACAGTTTGTTTAAGCAAATCGTTGTAGGCCATACTTACACCAGTATAACGCCTTTGCGGTTGCGGTATCCCCTAAGAAGCTGTTTAGCTTTGGGTGATATTAAGCCGTCAATACTGCCACCGTCCCCGGTTGCACTCTTTGAGTAACTGTAATCGCCAATGCGCTCACTGTTCATTTCAGGCTTATCGTTAGCAAAAAACTTTTCGCCCATTTCAATCATGTATTCAACTTGTGCCGCGGTAGCACGTTTAATGGCCTCGGGTATGCTTTTGTACCACTTTAAGCTGGTACGGCTGTCGTAGATAGCGTCCTTACTGCGGGGGTACTTACCTAGCTGGTAAATATGGTAAAAACTGGTGCTGTCGGGTGCGGTTGTCCAAGCGGTGTCAACGGTAATAACGCCGGCGTAAGTACTACTGGCAATGGTACGGCGCTGTCCAGCACCAGTACCGCCAACAATCTCAATTTCACAATAAGTAAAGTGGTTAGCTTGGTAGCTGTTGCGGTGTACGCTTTCAAGGGTAACGGTAGTGCCATCACCGGCAAAAGCAAGCCCCTCAACCTCGTGCCGTACAAATTTCTCTTGAAAACCAACAAAAGCGTCAATAAGTTCCTCAGCCTCACTAATCTGCACATCGGCAGGTGTCGTGCCACAAAGCTCGTTTACTTCGGTAGCTGTTACATATTTGCGTCTACTTGCCATAAATTAAGTTTATCACTTTGTTAAACTAAGTTCTCTAAAAAGGTTTTTATGCGTTGTGCCTCGCTATCAAAGCTTACCACCTCCCTAAAGTTGTCGGCTACATTTTGTACCATTTGGTAATAAAGCTCAGGTTGGTTGTAATGGTTTATTTTATTAACTATTTCATCAATCCCCAAATCATCAATAGCAATGCAAGTTTTACCGTCCTGCATTAAGGCCTCACCCAGTTTGCCAACATAATACTGGCGTTTCGTAATGGTAGGCCTAGCCATTGCGGCACTGTTGTGCAATACATGGCCGTAACCATCGCCAAAAGCCTTTGTATGCCAAACAAAACGACTCAAGCTCATCATTTGGGCTACTTCCAGCTGTCCGTTAGCCTGTCCGTCCCGGCAACTACCACCGTAACTACGCCATACCCAGTCGGGCATAGCACCCTCTAATTTTTGAAATAAATCCCAGTCGGCGGCGTAAATACTAGCTGTGTTAAGGCAGTTAATAAAACTGTAAATGTTTTTAGTGTCAACCGGCGGTGCTGGCTTAAAAATCTTTAAGTCAAACTCTTGGTGGTACTCAATAAAGTTAATGTTAGCCGGTACGTTGGCTATTTTGGCACTAGCCATAATGTTAGGCGCTAAACCTGCCTCAACCGGCCAAGCATTTCCTATTTGGTAAATGAGTTTAGGGTGGTTTGGGTGGGCGGCACATAAACGCTTAAAGCTTTCAATATGCTCGGGTATAGTGGCAATAACTACATCAATGGGTAGGCTAAAAAAGGTGTCAAGCGTAATAGCATTTTGGGTAAAGTCGTGGCCTGCCTCGTAAATGCGGTAAACACCGTCAACAAGTGGATAGTCAGGGCGTATGCCTAAGTATTGGGCAACGGTAGCCGGGTGGTTGTTGTAAATTTCAGCCATGCGCCAGTAACCCTTGTGTAGCCACTCCTCACCAATGGGGCGGTATAAAGTGCCGCCAAGTCTGTCCTCAAAAAGTAGTTTTAAGCTATTAAACAAACCAAAGTGGTGTAAGTCGGCAAAAACGTTATACATCGCCGGTAAGGTAAGACGTTGTTAGTGCTACAAAGCCCGGCTCAAGTGGTACTTGGCACTTTAAGCAACGGCGTAAGTAGTCGTCAAACTGCTCCTTTTTGTAAACAGGTGGCTCGCCTATAGTAATAAGCTTAAAGTTGTGGCTAAGTCCGTTCATGTGGGTATAACTGCTAGGTGGCATGGTGTATTTAACCGCGTGCATATTAACTAAGTCCTGTGCAATAAGGCCAAAATGGTCGCAATAACCGGCCTTAATACCAAAGTTCTTGCGGGTACGCTCCAAAACAGCCCGCTTAATAAGCAAACTGCATGGGTGCAAACGCTCACCCTCCAAAACGGCAAACAAATCAACCCCCGGCGTGCCACTAATGTTGTCAACAATATCCCAAAACTTATCCTTAAAGAAAAAATCTTGCTCAGTAAAGTAAATCCAGTCGCTAATACAAAGTTTAAGGCAGTCGTTAGTAACAACATCGCGCCAGTCCTCACTGCCACCGTATGTGCGGGGTTCAACAAAGGTAACCGCGTCTTGTGCCATAGCCGCCTTAATAAACGGCCGGTAGTCAGTGTTATCGTTGGTTTGCATAAAGCCAACAATTACTTTGTTAAAACGGTGTCGGTAAGCCCGCACCATTTCCCGCCAAAGTGGGTAATCGCAGTTAACCGGCCAAGCAACAATCAAGTCAGCTTTAATAGGAGTCATTATCTTTTTTGTTTTGAAAATCCTCAAAAACACTTATTAGGCACTTTATTAGCGGTATTAAAATTAAAAACCAAACAACGACAATACCGATAATAAGTAACTTCATAAGTTAATACTAGCGTAAACCGCTTGCATTTGTCTAACTTTTTTAAGGTTTATTTTATAGGTTGATAATATGTGCATTAGCCCGGCATAGTACATATCGGCAAGCTCATCAAGTTTGCCAACCTCGCGGGTGTCGTAGTAGCGTAGCCAAAAAGCAACACGCCTAGCCCACTCCATTTGCTCCATTTCATTAGTACACCAAATAGGGTTAAGGGCGTTTTCGGTTTTAGGCTCTAGTACATTACGGTAGGCTATTGGCCTGTTTTGGCCGTCAGTAATTACCCCACAAATACCACTGCTTAAACTACCAATGTGTACCCAAGGGCATTTGCCGTCAAACAAGCCACGCTTAGTGTCGTACTCGCTAATATCAACCTGCCCGGCGTGGTATTGGGGTAGGGTTAAAATGCGTTGGGCGGGTATCATGGCACGCAACTGCAAGCTAGTGTTAACAAGGGTGTCGCCATTGCAAACAGTAGGTACTACCCAATCACTAAGTGCCGGGATAACGTCGCCGGGTTGCCAATTTACTGCGTTAAAGTTCCTGTCAGTAGCTTCAAGCAACTCTCTTTTGGTAAACAACCAACAAGGCCAAAAGTTACAGCCTTGGTCGCCGTACCCCTCGTAGCTAATGCCCCAAAGCTCAGCGGCGCGTTGTAGTATTTCCAAAGCACAACTGCCACGCTTACTACCAATTAAGTCGTAGTTGCCGTTTTCAATTTGGGTAAAGCAATAGTCAATAATGTCAGGCTTAACAACATAAGCATCGTCCTCAACCAACAAAACCAAGTCCTCGGTACAAACTTTAAGGCACTCGTTGATACAATCGCCGTGTTGTACTTGGCTGTTAAAGTAAATAACGGTAGCACCAGCCTCAGCACATAGCTCCCGCATATACTGTTCAGCCTTACCACCAATAGGGGTATTTATGCACACATAAAGATTAGTAACATGGTGTCGCCACTTTTTATAGTTTTCAAGCCAATAATGTAGCATGAATGGGTCGCCGGGCGTAGGGAGAAAAACAGCTCTACTTTTCATTTATTTTAAGTAATTTGGCTACTAATTTACGTGTTTGTTTCATTTCACCAGCGGTAATACCTGCGTACTTTTGGCAGTAATCAAGCTCTTTAAGTGCGTGGTTGTACCATTTTTGCATACCGGCAAAGTCGCACACGGTAGCCATTTCCTTTAGTGTAGCAACCTTTAGCAGTATGTCGTTTTTAGCCACTACAGTGTTTACCGGGGTGTTAGTAATAAGCGGTTTTACTTTGCTACCACTGGTAACCTCAAGCATTTCGCGGTAGTCCATGTCAAAAAACAACCCGCCTATGTGGTAGCTAAAGGTTTGGAAGTGTAGCCAAGGCAAGTCGGCAAAAGCCCCTGTATTGGTTTCGTGTTGCTCTTTAAGGGTACTAACTACATCAGCGTTAAGCGGCATATACGCCTTAAAGTCGTAGTCAGGTATAACCCTAAACTGCGCCCCAGCCTCCAATAGTTGTAAGCCAAATAAAAAGTTAGTGTCGGCGTGTAGCTCAGTGCTTAAAAACTGCCAGTCTAAAATGTCGCTTTTGTCGCCAATGGCTACTTTGTACTCGCCCAAAAAGTAACCCGACTTTTTAACTAGGTTGCTTGGTGCAAATAAAAAGTTGCAGTAAAAAGAGTACTCCGTAGTACCGTTAGGTGCAACAAACGGTAGTCTGTCGCCCCACTTGTGTTGCATAAGCTCCCTAACTAAAAAGGTGGGTGTGTAGTTACCGTGTATTGGGGTAACAACCTTACCCTCGTTTTCAACAATACTAAACATATCATCAACAACCCCATGCTTAAAAACAAATAAGTCATCGTGGTTAATAAGTAAACTAGCCTCGCTACTACGGCCAATACCAACCTCAACACTGTTAGGCCACGGTGCGTTAGTTTCAATAATTACAATTTTGGGGTTAGTGCTTAAAAGTTGTTTGGTATAAAGCCAAGCCCTAGGGTAAACCGGCTGGCTAAGGCATATATAAACCTTGTCAACCTCGTCCTGCCAGTACTTGTTAAACAAGTAAAGCCAGTAGGCCATTAAAAAGGGGTGGGCGTTTGTACCCATTACCACTGCCCTAGACTGTCGCATTTATCCTCCTTTTAACCTCAGTACTGCTAATACCCTCGGTGTAAGGTAAGTAAAGTAAGGTAATGCCCTGCTCGTCCAACCACTTTTGGGTAAATTGCATTTGGGTGTAGTAGTCTTTTTTAGCCCAGTCGCTACCAACAATAATA